TCTCGCGTTGACGCGCTACCAGTCGGACCCGCCGGACCCCGACGGCATCCAGTTGATCTACGGCACGGTGTAAAGGAGACCCGATGGCGACCAAGGACAAGGACGACGAGACCGCCGAGAAACCGAAGACGGTCACGATGAAAGCGGTGCAGGCGCACAGCTACCACGGCGAGAACTACGAGGTCGGCGACACCTACGAAGCCGACGAGGGCGACGTCGCCACCATTCAGGTGCAGGGGAAAGGCTACCCGGCCGATCCGAAACCGCCCGCGAAAGTCAAAGAGACGAAGAAGTAACGGTGCATCTCGCGCTGCGGATGTTCGGGCGCCAGATCGAGCTGTCCACGAAAGGGCTGCAGCTCAATCCCCTGTCCACGCAGGGGGGCTGGTGGCCGCTCGTGTCCGAACCATTCACCGGCGCCTGGCAGCGCAACGTGGAAATCAGCGCAGGCTCGGCGCTGTCGTACTTCGCGGTCTACGCCTGTTACCGATTGATCACCACCGATATCGGCAAGCTCTGCCTGCGGCTGGTCGAACAGGATCAACACGGCGTCTGGACGGAGACGGAGTCGCCTGCGTTTAGCCCAGTGATCCGCAAGCCTAACGGGTACCAGACCATCAACAAGTACGTCGAGCAGTACATCGGGTCGAAGCTCCTCCACGGGAACGCCTACGTGCTCAAGGCGCGCGACCAACGTGAGGTGGTGAATGGCCTGTTCGTGCTCGACCCGACGCGCGTGACGCCGCTCGTCACACCCGACGGCGCGGTCTACTATCGTTTGCGCCGCGATGATCTCTCCGGAGTGCAGGACGAAGTCGTCGTGCCGGCGCGCGAGATCATTCACGACACGATGATCGCGCCCTACCATCCGCTGATCGGTGTGTCACCGCTCTACGCGTGCGGGACAGCCGCCGTGCAAGGGCTCAGCATCCAGGCGAACTCCGAGAAGTTCTTCACCAACGGTTCCCAGCCGGCGGCGATTCTCACCGCCCCGCAAGGCATCACCAACGCCCAGGCGGAGGCGATCCAGTCGCGGTGGCAGACACAGTTCAGCGGGAACAACTACGGCAAGATCGCCGTGCTCGGCGGCGAGCTAAAGTTCAACCAGTTGGCGATGAATGCCGTGGACAGCCAGTTGGTCGAGCAGCTCCGCATGACCGCGGAACAGGTGTGCAGCGCGTTCGGCGTCCCGCCGTACCTCGTCGACATCGGCCCGGCGCCGCCGTATACCTGGGAGTCGCTGATCCTCAAATATCACTCGCAGTGCATCCAGTCGCTCACCACGAACTTTGAGAAGTCGCACGACGAAGGGCTCGGGCTCACCGAGAAGATCGAGGGGCGCCAACTCGGGGTCGAGTTCGACATCGATGATCTGATCTGGATGGACACCGCGACACGGGTGGCGTCGGCGAAGACGGCGATCGAAGGCGGCGGGATGTCGCCGGATGAGGCGCGGTGGAAGTTCCACGCGCTCGGGCCGACGCCCGGCGGGAAGTCAGTACTTGCCCAACAGCAAAATTTTAGCCTCGCCGCGCTGGCGAAGCGTGACGCGGACGATCCGTTCGCGAAGCCGCCGCAACAGTCACAACTCCCGCCGGCCGACGACGAGGACGCGGACGCCGTGGACGAAGACAAGGCGGCGAGCTTCCTCGTCGAGTTCCAGAAAGCGTTGGACGTGGAGGCCACGACGTGACGCAACACGAACTGGCCGCGGCGATGGCCACGATCGTCAAGGGCTATGTCCGGACGGAACGGGCCGTGCTCGAAACCCGGCTCGCGGTCGCGGAGGCGCGGCTGGCCTCGCTCGAAGGACGCGTGCAGGACGACGCGCTCACGAAAGAGCTGGGAGGCTTGCGGGAGCGCGTCGCCATCATCGAAGTCAGGCCCGTGCAGCCCGGCCCACCGGGTGACCCTGGCCCCCAGGGGTTGAACGGCGCGGACGGCAAGCCGGGCCTGACCTACTGCGGCGTGTTCGTGGACGGCAAAACGTACGACGTCGGGGACGTGACGACATGGGCGGGGAGCACTTGGCATTGTAACGAACCGACGGAGACGAAACCCGGCGACGGGTCGAAGGCATGGACATTGATGGTTAAGAGGGGCAGGGATGGTCGCGATGGAGCGGTGAAGTAGTGGCCGCTGCACTTGTCACACTCACCACCGCAAAATTGCACCTCAGGATTACGACCGCCGCGCTCGACCCCGGCGACGCGGACATCCAACTGAAACTGGATCAGGCCGAAGCGGTGATCCTCGACTACCTCGACACCTCGGCCGATCCCGCCTGGACCACGCCGGCCACCGCGCCGGGCTGGGTGACCGCGTCGATCCTGCTCCTGCTCACCGACCTGTACGAGAATCGCGGAGACGCCACATCCGAAGTCAGCGAAAAGACGTGGGAGGCCGTGACGCGCCTGCTCGTCAGAGCACGCAATCCGGCACTCGCATGAGTGTCGTGGAGATCGGGAAGCGGATCCATGTGGTGAGCCTGGCGAACACCACGACGACGCCGGATGGGGACGGCGGCTTTACGGAGACGCTGACCCCGCTCACGCCGTCCACGCTCTATGCCGACATCCGGCCGGCGACGGCGCGCGACCTCGAGCGCATGGCGGCTGGTACGGTGATCTCGACCGAGATGTTGCTCGTGACGATTCCCTATCACGCGAGCGTCACGACGAAGACGCGGCTGACGTGGACCGACCGCGGAGGCCGGGCGCATTCGGCGAATGTCGTGGGAGTGAACAACCCGGAGCAGCGGTGCGTGGACCTGGTCCTGGTCGCCGTCGAAGTGGTGGCCTGACATGGCGCGCAAGCCAAGCACCATGCAATGGGATGGGCTGAAGGAATTCCGAGAAGAACTCCGACGCTTGCCCGAAGACTGCCGCGGCGAAGCGGCGAAAGTGATTGAGGGACACGTCAACGCCGCGTATGTCACGGTGAAACGCGTCTACATGGCGCACTGGTTCACGGGCACGCTGGCGACCCGTCTCACAATCGCTGACATGAAGGGGGAAGGCGCTCTCGCGTTCGGGCAGGTGCTCAAGAGCGGCTCGCCGCTGGCGTGGCTGTTCGACAACGGGAGCCAGGCGCGGCACTACACCGGGACCGACAAGCTCGGTCGGGTCCATGTGAACGCGGCCCGCGGCGCGATGCCGGGCTACCACATCTTCGCGCGGACGGTGGGGTTTGCAAAACGTCAGATCCGGCAAGCCCTCAAGGACATGCTGGTGAGACGCGGAGCCAATCGGGTGATCGACGATGGCCGATAGTTCGGACATCGGCAACGCCCTCGTAACGAAGCTCGGCGCCGACGCCGCGCTCCTCGCCCTCTGTCCGAACGGCACCTATTGGGACGAGGCCCCGGCCGGATCCACGCGGTTCGTGATCGTCTCGCTGGTGGACGAAGTCGACGAGGGCGTCTTCGGCGCACGCGCGATCGAGGACGGGCTCTACCAGGTCGAGGCGCGAATGCTCTCCACTGCGGGGGGCAATATCAAAAGTGCCGCGGCGCGGATTGATGTCTTGCTCGAGCAGGGCACGCTCACCGTGGCGGGCTATAGCCTGATGGCGCTCTTCCGGGAGTCGGTCATCAGGGGAACTGAGGTCGACGCGATCGACAGTTCGATCCGCTGGCTGCGCCGCGGCGGGAACTACAGGTTAGTAGTGAGTACTTAGGTGCAGCTATTCGATGTGCGTCCACGTCAGTCGGTTCGTGACATCGCGAATGGTTCGCGGTGCCACATTGAACTGCTGCGCCAATACCTTGCTCGTTACGCCAGCCGTGTGTTGAGCCCGTATCGTGCGAACGGCAGTATCGGTGAGCCGATGCGAAGGACGCTCTTCTCCGCGGTGGATTCGCTCTGGCATTCGCTTCGCCCAATGACGCTGGCCAGTGCAGACATTGCCGCGCTCGATCATGTCCTTCGAGTTATCGAGGATCGTGCCGAGATACAGGTGGTCAACTCTGACGCACGCCGGGTTGTCGCCGCCAGGACAGTTGTGCAGGACGTGAAGGCCGTCAGGAATCGGCCCGTGCGCGAACTGCCAAGCCACGCGCGATGCTACTTGCAGGCGTCCGTCGAAATAGAAACGCCCGTGGCCGGACCCAGCGGTTTGGGCACGCCACAGCCAGCACGAGTCGGTCTTCTCGACCTTGGGCCAGAACCGATCTTGCGGATCGGCCTTACGCGCGCGTCCGCAGGCGGCCATCGCGCAATCGACGGAGCAGTAGCGCCCCCGACGCGATGGCATCGTGGTCCGGGTCGCGTGACACCGTTCACAGACCCACGTCACTGGCGGTCGATGCTGGCCCATTCATGCATTTTATCACCGCCGTTGGTCGTGAGCACATGAGCCGCGACGTCCTGCTCTACGGCCTCAGCCGTTCAGAAGACTACGCGGCGCTCTTGCAGTGGGCGCAGACCACGCCCGGCCTCCATGAGTTCCCGGCGCCGGACTTCCACCGCGTCCAATTGGAACACTGGGTCTGGTCCCATCGTGAGGATCTCGGGCGTCACATCCTCGACGTCGGCGTCTATAACCCGCGGCGGTATCTGGGCGACGGCTACATCACCTTCGGGGAAGCCAGCACGTCGACGGCGGAAGACACGAAGGGGGATCTGCTGGCGCTGCCGTTTCACGAGGGCGCGTTTGACGGCGTGGTCGTGACCGAGGTGCTCGAGCACTGCGTCGATCCCGCGGGCGCCCTGCGCGAAGTGTTCCGGGTGCTGAAGCCGGGCGGGCTGTTGCTCGTGACGTCACCGCTGCTGTGGCCGGAACACGATACCGAGGACTACCAGGATTACTGGCGCTTCACGCGGCAAGGCTGGGCACTGCTGTTGAAGGCGTTTACGAACGTCACGATTACCCCGTGCGCGCTGACCAGCGAAGGCACGGCGGCGTATGACTTTCTGCGGCGGTTCGAGTGCTTCGGGTTCGAGAGTCAGACGCAGACGACGACCGGCTATTTGTGCTCGGCAAGGCGGCCAGCGTGAAGCTCCTGCTGCTCGGTCCCGGGGCGAGCTGGTCCACCGCGGACGTTGCGACCGGGCTGCGCTACGGGCTAAAGCTCCACGGCGTCGACATCGTGGACTATGCCCTCGATGCGCGGATCGCGCGCTCGCAAGGCTGGCTCCACTACAACTGGCGGCGCGCGAAGAAACGGAACCCGGCGATTCCGAAACCGACCGTGGCGGATGTGTTCTTCCAGGCCGGCCACGAGGCGCTGGCGATGGCGCTCTACCATGACGTCGACGCAGTGCTGGCGGTGAGTGGGATGTTTCTCCACCCCGACGTGGTCGTGATGATGCGACGCGCGCATCTCAAGGTCTTCGTGGTGTTCACGGAAAGCCCCTATGACATCGCGAAAGAACTGGAGATGGCGAAGCTGGTCGACGGCTGTTGGACGAACGAACGGTCGAGCGTGGCGGCGTTCCAGGCGGTGAATCCGCACAGCGGCTACCTCCCGCACGCGTGGCACCCTGAACGGCATCAACCTGGCCCCCAGCCGATTGACGCGACGGTCGCCGCGCATGATGTCGTGTTCGTGGGTTCCGGCTTTCCTGACCGCGTGGCGTGGCTGTCCGCGATTGACTGGACCGGCATTGACCTCGGGTTGTATGGCTCGTGGGAAGGCATCCGGAAGGGCCACGCGCTGAAGCCGTTCGTGCGCGGCGCGCAGATCGACAACGCCACGACTGGCGCCCTGTATCGCCGCGCGAAGATCGGCCTGAACCTCTACCGGACAAAAGTCGGCTGGGGGCGGAACACGCCGACGATCGCGCACGCCGAATCGTTGAACCCGCGCGCCTACGAGCTCGCGGCGTGTGGCGCGTTCCATCTCTCGAGCGACCGGGCGGAAGTGCGGGAAGTCTTCGGGCGTCGGGTGCCGACCTTCCGGACACCGGACGATGCCGGCAGTCTCATCCGCGATTGGTTGCACAACCCGTTGACGCGCGCTGCGGTCGCGGCAGAACTTCCGGCCTGTGTGGCCGAGTCATCGTGGGGCACGAGGGCTACCACGGTGATCGGGGATCTTCAGACGCTCCTGCAGCGACGGGCTGCCTAGTGGAGTAGGAGACACACATGGCGCGATACCACGGGAAAAGCGGCGTGCTTTACATGAGCACCACAGGGTCCAGCGCGGCGACCACCATAGCGTCGTTGTCGGCGTTTTCCCTGGACTTGTCTACAGACAAGGTTGAGACAACTTCGTTTCTAGACCCCAATAAGACGTATGTCCAGGGGCTCAAGGACATAAAAGGCACGTTCTCCGGATTTCTCGACGACACCGCCCTGAGCCTGTTCACCTCGGCCGATTCCACCGACGGCGTGAAGCTGTACCTGTATCCGTCGTCGGCGTCGCCGACGGTCTACTGGTACGGACCGGCATGGCTGGACGCGTCGATCGCGGTGCCGGTGGCGGGGGCCAACACGGTGAGCGGGAACTTCGTCGCCAACGGCGCCTGGGGCCGGAAGCCGTAGCGGATGGGCGTCCGCGTCCGTGGCGTGGCGGCGCAGATTCGGTGGGGTCATTACTGCGCGGCGACGCTCGGCGCGTGGACATTGGACGAGGGCGCGTTCTCTGCGACGGTCGAGCGCGTCGATCTCTTCCGTGTTACGCAGCGTCCGCTGGTGTTCGTGGCGGGTCGTGAGCAGTGGCCCGTGGAATCGATCGAGGTGAACGATCACCGGGTGACAGGGCGGGTCGGACAGGGGAGGTGAGTCATGGGGCGGTGCCGGGTGGTGCAACCGGAGATGGTCCGGCTGTCGTTGTCGGGCGGGGACTTCGTCGACGTCAAACGGGAACTGAACGCCGGGGAATACTTCGATCTCCTCGTCGCGCAGGCGGATCGCCAGTCCTACGCGAAAATCCTCGCCTATGTGATCGGCTGGTCGTTCGTCGGTACCGATGAGAAGCCGGTGCCCTACAGCCTC